CTTCACTTACCAGCTTTGCTGTTGTGTAGAACGACAAGATCGCAGCGCGCTGTTCATCTGTCAGCCAGAGCGGTGTGCGCTTGTTACGAGCGGCCCTGCGATCGGCAGCGTACTTGGCGATCAGGTCTTTATTCTCAGCCACCCACCGCTTCATTTTCTCCTGACGTTGCTTCTTGTTGCGAGCATACGACTCGCGCTCTTTGATTCTGAATGTTTCTAGGTTGGCATCGCGACGGGCTTTGTCTTTCGCGAGTTCTGTCTCGCGGTTTGCTGCATAAAAGTTGGCACGCGATTGCTTGTTTTTCTCTGGAAATTTCTGCCGCCACTTCTCACAATATTCAGCAGCCTTGCCGGGATTTGCAGCAAGCCATGCTTTAGTTTGCATCGCTCGTTTTTCTTTGTTCTTAACGTACTGTTCGTGACTTCTTACGTTGGTACACGGCTTGCAATACACGTCACGACCTGTCTTACGCCGCTTGTTCGCATAAAACTCATCCTCGCTTTTATGCGATTTGCAATCATTGCACCACAGGAGTATCGGTTCTACCACGGCAGGATGACGGTCGCTTTGCGCAAAACAAACACGATGCCAATCAGCGCGATCGTCTCGACGCCGACGAGAATCGCCAGCAGTGTAGGTATAACGTCGTTGCACATAACTTATCTCCCAAGGGTATTGACGAAGCCGTCAATTTACATTAGGCTCCCTCCTGCTGTCAATCCCTTTAATCAGATACGGAGATTCATATGTCCCTTGAACAAGCCCTCGCTGCAAACACTGCGGCCCTGCAAGCCCTCACTGCTGCACTCGACCAGAACCGCCCTACCGTCGTCGCTGCCCCCTCTACTGCGGCTGTCGCTCCGGTGCCGACTGCCCCCGTGGCATCGACGGATTCCTCTCCCGCGCCGACGACCGCATTCGCACCCCCTGTTCCGACGCCACCGAGCGCGGCCGCGCCTGCTGCACCCCTTACCACAGCCCCTGCGGCCAGCGGTGAGCGTGACAGCAAGGGTATGCCGTGGGACGGTCGCATCCACAGCGCCAGCAAAGCGAAGGTCGCTGACGGATCGTGGCGCTACAAGCGCGGCTCTGACGACGCGGTAGTCGCTGCAATCGAAGCCGAGATTCGCGCAACTCTGGCTGCACCCGCCCCCGCTACTCTCCATGCAATTACGCCGGCAGGTATCGGCGAGCACGCAGCCCCCGCCCCGGTAGGTGGCGTCGGTACTCCGTGGCCGTTTCCCGATGGCAGCGCAGCCGCCGCACCGGCAGTACCACCTGCTCCCGTCGCACCGGCCCCTGTGGCAGCACCCGCGCCTGTCGCCCCTGTGGCGGTTCCTGTCCCGCCTGTTGCCGCCGTGACAGCGGTTCCGACCGCCAGCGGCCAGACCGCAGCGGGCATCACCACCTACGACACGCTCATGGCCGCTCTGCCGCCCAAGATCATCTCGGGCGAACTGACCCCTACGCAGATGCAGCAGGCATGCGAGCAGTACGGTGTGCCGAGCATTGCGGCACTGTCGGCCCGTCCCGATCTGGTGCCGTTCATCGCGGCCGCGCTCAGGCTGTAAGACATGAGCTATCCAGCCCGTGAGGCACATGCGTCGCTGCCGCCGAGCAGCGCGCATTGTTGGGTCCATTGTGCAGGATGGCGGTCGCTGCATTCCGCCTTTCCTGACAGCGGGGATGACCTTCCTGCAATGGAAGGTACTGCCGCGCATTGGGTCTTCGAGCAGATGTTTGCCGGCCGCATACCAGCAGTCGGCGAGTCTGCACCGAACGGTGTCCTCGTGACGGACGAAATGCTCGACGGTGCAGAACTGTTTGTCGATGCGGTGCGTGCAGCGGTTCCGGCTGAATCCAAGCTCTACGTCGAGTACAAGCTGACGATGGGTAAGGTCATCGACGATGGGAATTGGGGAACGCCTGATACGTTTGTTCTCGGCACAGATGCACTCTGGTTGTTCGACTACAAGTTCGGCCACCGCTACGTCGAGGAATTCGAGAACTGGCAATGTATCGACTATGTTGCCGGCATCTATGAGAGTTGCGGCTGTCGGCACCGAGACGACTTCCCTGTCCATATAACGATCGTGCAGCCTCGGGTCTATAACCGTGGCACTCCGGTCCGTACATGGACAACGACGATCGGCGCGCTAAAGCCGTACTGGGCTCGGCTCGCTGCTGCCGCACCGATGGCAATGTGCGACGACGCGCCGTGTGTGCCGGGTGACTGGTGCGAGTTTTGCAACGGTCGGCACGCCTGCGAGGCGCTGCAACGTAGTGCACTGGCCGCAACCGATGCGGCATTCAGCAGTATCCCGCTGGTCCTGCCACCCCTTGCCGCCTCTCGGGAACTGCGGTCCATGCAACGAGCGGCCAAGATGCTTGAGGCTCGTATGACGGGCTTGCAGCAGCAGTTGCTCGACCTGTGTCGGGCCGGCACCGACGTACCCGGCTACGGCATCGAGCGGGCGCAGGGCAGGCAGCGGTGGATCAGGCCGATACCGGAAGTCATCGTGCTCGGGCAGATGTTCGGTCTGGACGTGAGCAAGCCCGGTGCGATCACTCCGAAGCAGGCTGTAAAGCTCGGCATACCGGCAGGTGTCGTCGGGCAGATGTCGGACGAACCGCTCGGCGAATGGCGTCTGGTCGAGGTCACGACCGACAAGGCGCGGAAGGTTTTTGGAACCAGTGCTTGACAAACCCTAACCGCGTATGCCAACATACGCATTCGTAGTACAACCACATAGGAGTAATACCGTATGAGTATCAATTTGACAAGTCCTGTCGGGAGGATCGTGCAGGGCGAACTGTGGAAAGCACAGCCCGTTGTCGATCCGCGTACCAACGTGCCGAAGCTCGGTGCTGACAACAAGCCGCTCGTGCAGCACTTCTTTGCGCTGGCTATCCCCAAGACTCCCGGCCATACCCACTGGGCGCAGACCGATTGGGGTCAGAAGATTTGGGCCGAAGGAAACCGCGCCCATCCGAACTTTGCGCCGCATCCGACGTTCTCGTGGAAGGTCGAGGACGGCGACTCGCAGGTGCCGAACAAGAAGGGCAAGAAGAACGCAGACCGGGAAGGTTTCCCCGGCCACTGGGTTATCAAGCTCCGCTCGGGTTTCCCGCCCAAGACCTACAACGCGGACGGCAGTGCCGAATTGCCGGCCGAGTCGTTCAAGCCCGGTAACTACGCACAGGTCAACATCAACGTCGCCGGCAACACGGGCGACAGCCCCGGCGTGTATCTCAATCCGGTGATGGCGGCACTGGCCGGCTACGGTACGGAAATCCAGACCGGACCGGACGTTGCAGAAGCTGGCTTCGGCCAAGGTGTCGCGCTGCCCGCTGGCGCGTCCGCTGTGCCTGTTGGTGGGTTCGCCCCGCCTACACCGGGTACGCCCCCTGCCGCGCCTGCCTACGCCCCGCCCGCTGGTGTTCCCGCAGCACCGTACCCGCCTGTTGGTGTTCCGACTGCGAGCCCTTCTAGCGTGCCGGTGCCCAACCCCGCGTTCCTCGGCGTCCCACCGCCGCCTGCTGCTCCGGTCCGTAACCTGACCGCCAAGGCTGCCGGCGCGACCTACGAGGCGCTGATCGCGGCTGGCTGGAACGACGCGCTGCTGATCCAGAATGGATTGATGCTGCCATGAGCGAGGTCGTGAAACTCCGCACGAAGCTCGGGCAGAATCAGACCGAGTTCTGGTCACGGGTCGGCGTGACACAATCGGCCGGCAGTCGGTACGAGTCGGGACGCAATGTGCCGAAGCCGGTACAGTTGCTGCTGACGCTCACCTACGGCACCGAGAAGCAGTCGTACCCGCTGTACCTGCGGTTGCGCAAGCAGCCGTAACCCAACGCCCCGCTCGTCTGGTGCGAACATCCTACCTAACCCTCCGGGTAGGGTTCCAATGAGGCCGGACGGTGCGGGGCTCCCTTTAGGAGAAATGCAATATGCGTAACCCGTTTGTGATGATGGCACTGGCCGTAGCGGCATCGGTTGCAAGATTTCAATCGCAGGTGTTGTCTGGTGAGAGTATGGTTCTTGCCCGACCCACCAAGTACGCCCGCAAGAACGGTCTGACCGCAGCGGCCAGCAAGCGTGCTGCTGTGAAGCGTCGTAACATCCTGCGGCACCGCGCTGCGTGCAGGGGATGACGATGGACGCCACCGTACCCGCACACATTGCCCGTATCGATCGGCTGCTCGCCGATGCAGTCGGCCGTGATCTGTCGTCGTGGGAACGGCACACGTTCCTGCCGTCGCTGCGTAATTTCTGGTCCCTGTCTGCCAAGCAAGAAGACCTGCTCGCCAAGATCGAGCGCCGGGTCTATGACGCTGAGGACGACTGCTCGTGACCTGCAAAACATGCAAGTGGCTTGCCGTGCCACCAGACAAGCGCGGCCGTATCGTCGTGCGTGACACGGCGTATCGTTGCATCGTGCCGATGCCGGTGCTGCCGGCACTTCCTGACTGTATAACGAAGCAGTACGGATATACCAAGATTACCGAGCGTCGTGATTATTGGATGACACCGAAACAGGGTGTTACCTGCCCGCTGCACGAGCCACGCAAGCCATGACATACCGCACGCTCTACTGCTGCGAGTCGTGCGGCTGCGGCTACTGGGGTGACGCCGGCTGTCCGCACTGCGGGGCTCCAAGCTGGCTGTCATACAGCCTCGGTACGCCGAAGCTCGTGCCGTGCGATACGGAATGCTATCCGAATTACTGGTTGTGCTGCGTCGGCGACCAGCACTTCGAGACGTTCCCCGGCCACCCGCTCGATACGGTCGGACTACGTAAGGCACTGACGACGGCCACAATGCTGACGTTCAATGGCAACTACTACGACCACCCGATGATAAGTCTCGCGCTAACCGGCGCGTCGGCAGCCGAGCTATGGGCGGCGAACAATCGTATCATCGTACCGGGCGGCAAGGGGTTCATGCCGTGGGATTTCGCCAAGTTCTACGGCATCAACCTGCTGCTGTGGGACACCATCGACGTGATGAGTGTGGCCCCCGGCATGGGCGGTCTGAAAGCCTATGGCGGCAAGATGCACATGCGGAAGCTACAGGATTTGCCTATCGATGTCGGAACGCCGATAGATTTATTCGATCGGCCCGTCGTGCGCGAATATTGCGTCAATGACCTCGACACGACAGCCGCACTGGCCGACCGCATGTCCGCACAGTTGAAGCTCCGCGAGGAGATGTCGCTTGAGTACGGCATCGATCTGCGCAGCAAGTCCGATCCGCAGATTGCCGAAGCGGTAATGAAATCGCTGTTGCCGTTCGAGGTCGTGGTTCCTCCGGTAGCAATCGGCGCGACCTTCCACTACCGCCCGCCCGCATGGATGCGCTTCCAGACTCCGCAGATGCAGGACGTGTTTTCGACCATGTGTCGCACACCGTTTGCTATCAACCCGAGCGGCGGCGTGTCGCCGGCATACGAGAACTGCTATGTCGATTGGGGCAAGGATCAGGTCCGTCTTGATCCGCACGGCAATTTCGTCAAGCGACCGACAGACTGGCAGCACAAGCTGGTCACGATTGGTGGCATGGCTTACGCTATGGGAATTGGTGGGTTGCATAGCACGGAGAGTCGTGTGTCTATGGTCGCTGCCCCCGGCCATCGTCTCCTATCCCCCGACGTTGCGTCATATTATCCATATCTCATATTGGAGACAGGAATCTACCCGCCGCAGATTGGCCCTAAGTTCCAAGAGATATATCGAGGGTGGGTTGAAACTCGAATGGAAGCGAAGCATCGTGCATCCGCTTTGAAAAAAGAATTGAAGGACTTGAAAAAGCTGTTAGAATCTTTGCCAAGTGACCCATCTTAGACATATAGGACGGACGACATGGCAAAATACAGATTGCATAGACCGTATCACAAACGGAACGAGCCTATTCAGGGCTATCGCACGATCGACCATCCGTTGTATGCAACGTGGAGCAACATGGTTGGTCGTTGTTCAAATCCAGATGACATAAATTATGTAAACTACGGCGCTCGTGGCATTACCGTTTGTGCCCGTTGGCGAAGGTCGTTTGCTGCATTTGCCGCTGACATGGGTGAACGTCCGTCACCCGCACATTCAATTGATCGGCGGGATAACTCGAAGGGTTATTCACCAGCGAATTGTAAATGGGCAACACCTGTCGAACAGGCTCAGAATAAGCGCACATACATTACCAGTTCAACAGGCGCTGGCGGTGTGCTCCCGACCAAGGCCGGCAACTTCATAGCCCGCTGGAATTATAACGGCGAGCGTTTTAATCTTGGCAGATACCCAACAATAGAAGCAGCGACGCTCGCTCGCAACGAATTCATCGTGCTGTACTTTACCGATCGGCCTGCCGCAATAAAAATGACAGAACGTCGCGCCCGGTACGACAGCACGACAGGTGTGCGCGGCATAACGGCATACGCGGCGGGCGGATTTACTGTGCGCAAAACAGTTGCCGGGGTGCGCAAGTACCTTGGGTATCGCAAAACATATGAGGAGGCGCTCGCGCTATGGACAGAGCACAACTGATTGCGCGAATCGCCGAAGTTGAGAAGGAGATTGCTTCCCAAACGAGCCGTGCTAACAGCCTTAAAATTTATTTGAATGGGACGTTCGGCAAGCTCGGCTCGCAATACTCGATCTTCTATGCTCCGTCCGAGTTGATTCAAGTCACAGTCACTGGGCAGCTTGCACTGCTCATGCTGATTGAACGTCTTGAATTGTCCGGCGTACCTGTAGTCAGTGCCAATACCGACGGGCTTGTTGTAAGCATTCGCGATGATCAGTACGCCGCATATATAGCCATCATATCGTGGTGGGAGCAACTGACCGGCTTCGAGATGGAGACAACCGACTTTCGCTCCATCTACAGTCGCGACGTGAATAGCTACGTCGCCATAACAACCGACTCTGCAAGTAAGCCAAAAGGCGCCTACGCACCACCAGAACCGGGCGCGAGCGGCTGGCCCAATCCGACGACGCAGGTATGTGTCGATGCGGTCTGTGCCTACCTGCAACATGGCACGCCGATCGAGCACACCATCCTGTCATGTACCGACGTGCGCCAGTTCGTGACGATCCGCGACGTGAAGGGTGGCGGCGTCTGGTCGAACACGCAGGTATCGGTCGATGACTGGGTGCTGCTAGTGGATACCAGCACGGCGCAGAACATATGGGCAGCAGCCGGCGATCCGACAAAGACCGTCAAGCGCAAGAGCCGCCCGCCAGCGCGTATGGTGTGGGTCGATGACGTGAAGCTCGGCCGCATGGTCCGCTGGTACTACGCGACCAGTGGTGCCGGTACGATACGTTACCGCACGACCGGCTCGACGGTGCCCAAGAGCGAAGGATGCAAGCCGCTCATGGAGTTGCCGGACACGCTGCCGGTGGATGTCAATTACCTCTGGTATTTTGCAGAGGCTCGCAGTCTGCTGGCTGATGTGGGAGTAGCAATATGACAAAGCGTTTTGGCAATGGTACGACAGTTACTGTCGGAAAAGAGTCCGTCATCAAGCGCGCCCGCGCCTACGGTATTGCCGGCGATGTCGAGGCTCTGCAACTCGGATTGGCAGCAATGATAGGTGGATACGATCGGTTGCTTGCGACAACACCCGAATCGTCACATGCCATAATTACCGGAGCGTTCGGTAAGTCGCCAGAAGTCGCTCGACAAATCTTGGAGAGGGTAGGGACATGAGCCTCGTTGCAGATTTAGCAGTGCAGTGTAGTGCGTTTGAGGAGCAGCTTGCCACACTGAAACTCGCAGAAGATCGCGCCTACCAGCAACTTGAAATCAATGGCGTACCACGCGAACGGGCAAGGTCTGTAAGCAACGGCATTGATGTGCTGGTTACTCGCATGAACAATGAGATGAAAGCTATAGATGCGAACTGGCAGTATTCGCATGGTAAGTGGCAATTACAACTCGTCGCCAGCCAAGCACGGGAAGCGAAGCTGCGGGAGGCGATTGAAGGCTATAGAGAAATAGGGGAACAACTCGCCGCCTCTAAAGCCAGAGAGCAGCAGTACCAAACACGGATTAAAGAACTTAGTTTATTGCTAGAGGGAGCCGAAATCCCGTTTAATCTGCACGAGCAAATCCGTTACCTGTTGAGGGAGGCACCATGAAAATCGAAGCCTATATGAATGTCGACCCTCAAGGCGGGGCAATATTCTTTAGAACCAACGTCTGCCACATCGCAACGATTCCGTTAGTGTCTGCGTATGAGTTAGCCGCCTCTCAAGCCAGAGAGCAGCAGTTGCGGGAGGCGTTGGATATTTGCAAGAGAGAAATGCAGGGCGATAAATGGGACGCGCTTTACATTGATGGCGTCCTCACTCTCCCACAAGACGACACAGCCCTGCGTCAGTGGGGTGCGAAGCTGTTGAAACCAGCACTGCATGCTATCAACGAATGGGCCGACACCTTCCATAACGCCATATGGCATATCCAGAACATCCGCGATGGGATTGCCACACCTGATGCGGCACTTGCAAATCTCAAAGAATGTCAGGCACATTGTGAGGCTGAATGGGATGTTGTGCGCCGCAAAGCAGACGAATTGGAGGCAGGGAAATGACCACAGCAGCGACACACATAGCCAACGCGCTCGGCCGGGTAGCAACCGACTGGCCCGCATTCAAGCGCGACCCTGCATGGTGCCTGCGGTATCTGGAACTAGCGGCTGAATTCCTGATGACGCATCGAACCTTCACGGCCGAACTTCCGCTGGTGCATGCGGTCAATGCAGGGTTACTCGCGTCAGACAGGTTGCGTGCCGACTGCTGGTGCGATGGATACGATATGCTCATGCAACTCGGATGGGCCGCGCCGATACCGCAGCGCCTGCATGGCAGCAAACAATGGATGTCACTGTTATAACCGACGAAAGGACGAAACGATTCTTGATGCAGGATACGTATCGCTTGTCGAAACATGGGGCAGTGATGAGCGCATTATCGAAGCCGCTCGCATGAGCACCGGCATTCGTCAGTATGCCGATGCCGTTGGCGAACTGATAGCCGAAGCATTCCCGCACACGTGGGCTCTATTCGCAAAGGACCAAAATCATGGCTAATGCCGTCGAGATACTCCGCAAAGCCGCGCAACTTATCGAGGATCGTGCCGCACAGCGCGACCGTCCGGGCGGCGAGAAGTCCATGCTGGCGACCGTGACAGCATTCAATGCGATCTACGGTACGTCACTGTCCGAGACGCAAGGCTGGCACTTCATGGAGTTGCTCAAGATGGTGCGCTCGGCATACGGTGTGTATGTGCCAGACGACTACGAGGACAAGGTGGCCTATGCCGCACTGGCGGCTGAGTCTGCGGAACCACGGTAAATTTTGTTTGCATTTATCACGTAAAGTGCTTTATACTTTCGAGATGCCAAAATTTATTGACCTTACCGGACAGCAGATCGGCGCGTGGCTGGTGTTTAGACGCCTGCCAAACAGCGGGCCGAGTACCATGTGGGAATGTCTCTGCTCGTGCGGAACAATCAAGGCTGTTCGGGCCGCACATCTTGCTTCTGGTCATTCAGTAAGTTGCGGGTGCTTGCCTGTAGTTAGAAAACACGGACATGCGACTGGCAAGTTCTCCAAGAAATATAAAACATGGAGACTGATTAAATCCAGATGCTGTAACCCTAAGCACAAAAACGCAAATATCTATAATGGATTATTGTGTGAAGCGTGGATGTCGTTTGAGCAATTCAATCACGACATGCCCGAGCCTCCGAGTGACAAACATACCATCGATCGTATTGACAACTCGAAGGGTTACGAACCGGGGAACGTCAGATGGGCAACGATGACAGAGCAACATCGAAACCAATCTAACTGCCGGTGGATAGAGTTCAACGGAAAACGGCAGTTGCTTACCGACTGGGCAAAAGAGTACGGGGTGACTATTTCAACAATGGCTGAACGTATGAATAAATGGGGGCGACCATGCGGCCGTTAGTGCTTTATCATGGAAATAATTGCCCGGACGGATACGGAGCGGCCTTTGCCTGCTGGCAGAAATACAAGGGTGACGGTGCCGACTATATCCCGATGGACTACATGCGCAAGGATGCGACGCCGAACGATCTGCTGGCGCTGGTCGGCGCGGTCGCCGGCCGCACGGTCTATATCGTGGATTTCTCGCTGCCCAAGCATCTCATGCAGTATGTTTTTACCTGTGCCGATAATACGATCTGGATCGACCATCACAAGGCGGCCTTCGAGATGTGGCTCGGGTATTACAACAAGGGTATGAAATACACTAAACGCAGCAAGGATGAGCGCGTCGAAATCATCCTTGATGACAACCGCTCTGGCGCATGGCTGACGTGGTGTTACTTCAACCCGAGCAAGCTCAACATACCGCCGACTCTGTTCATGCTGATTGACGATCGGGACCGCTGGCAGTTCAAGATGAAAGGTTCCGTCGAGGCGCATGCTGCGCTCATGGCGCTGCGGCCTTGGACGTTCTACAAGTGGTCCATCATTACCATACCTGACCTGCTCGAAGTCGGCGGCAAGATCATGCAGTACCAGAACGCACAGATCGAATCAGCCATGCAGAACGTGCAGCCAATCCACATCCCGGTCGATACGACAATTGCCGGCATGTATGACGATCAGGTCAAGGGGCTGGCCGTCAATGCTCGCGACAATGTGTCCGAGATTGGGCATCGACTTGCTGTTGCGTCTGGCACGTTCGGCTGCTGCTGGTCGGTCGATGGCGCAGGCACGGTCTGGATGAATTTACGCAGCACGGATGCAGGGTTTGACGTATCAGACGTAGCAAAACGGCACGGCGGCGGCGGGCACCGTAATGCTGCCGGATTTAAGACCGACATAATGACAATTGCAAGGTGGCTGAGATGACCGTTGTGCAGTATATCTGCGAGGCGTGCGCCAACTTTGTCAGCCCAGAAAAACACGAAGGCGAGAACGACGAATTCTGATGCGAGGACATTTCAAATGCGATTCGAGCGTTGTTTTTGCCCGAGTTGATGGAGCAGGTGAGGCGCCTACGGATTACGCCGAACGTGAAGGTGACAGGCTCCGCGCCAACCACCGATAAACAGGGAGAAGAACCATGAGCGACCACGATGCAAAAACGAAGGTTGATGGCGCGGAGTCCTTGTCGACCGACGGGTTAGCAGTCTTTCCCGTCCCATCGTTCCTGCGCTCACCGGCACAAGTGCAAGCCGACGCGGTACGCGCTTGGATGGCAACACCGGAAGGAAAGGCCGCGCTCGAAAAGTCGCTGCTGGACGCAAAGGCGTCGATCCGCGAACTGGACGCGGCGCGTGTTATTCCGTGGCAAGACTTGCAAGAGCCGTTCACGATATGACGACTGCTAACGGCTGAAATAACCGGCGTTCCGCGCTTTTGCGGAACGTCCGGGTTGATTGATTAGTTCGGCGGCGTGTCACCAGCGCCGACTTTTGAAAGGGAAGATGATGATTGGAAAACCGATAACAGGACCGGGACAACTTGGGCCGTGCCACTGCCAGCCGGGTAGGTGCATGGCTCCGGTGATTATGGGACGGCAGACGCCTTGCTTGCGTGACGCGCCGAAGAGACGCGAGGTGGATGTGCTAGAAATTTTGCGCGATGAAGCGAGCGGTTATGCCCCAAAAGGACTGGCCTACGTCCGCGCCGGATTGATGACCGATGCGGCTGACGAAATTGAGCAATTGCGCACTTTGCTGCGGCGTGGACTGCGGCAGATAGGCGCGTGGCAGGAGTTCTACGGGCGACACTGCAACGGCCCGACGATGGGGAACGTGCTGCCACCTGCCGGAGACATACGATGGGCCGATGACGCGAGCGAAGCACTGAAGACGCCGAACGGCTGAAATAACAGGCTGGCGCGGCTTTATTGCGCCAGTCCTTGTTGATTGATTAGTTCGGCGGCGTGTCACCAGCGCCGACTTTTGAAAGGAGAAGGACATGATTTACAGACGAGCACACCCGGCGTTTGCCTCGAACTTCGACAACGCGGTAGAGAGAATGCTGGAGTCACAGCGCAATACAGCCGTGCAACCAAAGGGAGAGATGCGGTGCATCTGGTGCGAGGCGCTGGAAGGCGACCATAGCGCCCCGGTTTGCAGTGGCCCGGATGGGCGCGGGCATTATTTCCGCAAGACACCGTTGGTGACGCCGAACGTCTGAAATAACCGGCGTGCCGCGCTTTTGCGGCACGTCCTGGTTGATTGATTAGTTAGAACTGGAGAACTAATGCGATATGCAATTTTAATTTGGATGGAGCGGCACGAGTGGCACATGTGCTGGCCGCTAATATTCAAGTTTTGGGAGTGGGTAGTAATGCCAAAAACGTGGGGCGGAAGACTTGGATTTGCAAACTGGCTTAAATGGGTGATGCGATGACCGACGAAAAGTGTAAGTGCGGCTGGTACGTTCGGCGCGGCTATGCGTGTACTTG